CCAGTAATAGTAAGGGATGCCTATAAGTATGCTGATAAACAAGTGCTTCCTCAATATTTTGGGAATCAGATAGATTGGAATTATTTATATTCGGATTTAGATGATTTAGATCCCTTTCATAACGAGGTGCGAAAACGATCTTCATATTGGACTACATTTGGAACTTTAAATGGTAGGCCATTTCGTATAGCAGCTTGTGCAGATGGTATAGGATTAAAAACAATAAATGCAACGATGGGATATTCAAGGAAGACGAGGGAGTTGAACCCAGCAGGCAAAGAAGCAGTAAAACATATAGAAGAAGCAACAAGGCGAATGTATGCATGTATGGGATACGGACCCGATGATTTAGGTAAGGAACGTTCAGTTATAGACATGCAGGATGTATTAGAAGGAGCATATTTGGGTTCTGCAGCAGGTTTAAATCCGGAGACTTTTATAAAGGACACATTACCAACAGGGGAACCATTAATAATTACGTCAACAGGCAAAAAAATAGATGTTATAGAAGAAGATTTCAGACGTATAATGGATTATCTAGAAACGGGGAAGTTATGGGAGACGTATTTTTCTATGGTACAGAAGATAGAGAATTTCTTTGGATGGGATAAGCAACAAAATGATAAGGTATGGGTAGCATGGAAAAATAAAGAGAGATTGTTTAATATTCCCACGAGTACCTTTATATTGGCGGAAAAGTTAGTATCTAAATTGAGGCATATGAAGGAGCGCGGTAAAATGATCAAGATAGGAAGTAAATTAGCGTTCGGGGGTATGGATCAGTTGGCTATAGATCTTGGAGTTGATATAACAAATGAATTAAAAAAAATATTAGTAGAAGGAGATTTGAAAAATCAAGATCAGAGTGTACATGCCTTTTTTGTGAACTTGTATATGGAGTTTATGTTGGTACATGAAGACCCGAATTCAGTAGATTATGAGGCGAAAGTGAAATTATTACAATATTTAGTTCCTAGAATGGTTCAGCGTCTTACGCGATTATATTCAGATGTGTGGGTGTTGCATTATGGAGGAGTTCCATCAGGTTGTTATAATACATCGCATATGGATTCATGGATTATGGGACTCTAT